GGTGGTATGGGTGCTGGTGGAACGGGTGGTTACTATATTGCCCCAGCATTTGATGTATTATTAGCAGCACAGGATTTTAATCTTAAAAATAGACTTCTTAGAAGTGAATTGGTTTATAAATTAACCGCTGGTCCTAATGGAACTAGGCTTTTACATTTATTAAGTGTACCAGGTTCTAAGATGTCATTCGGTAATGCTTTAGGTGGTGGAGCCGCTGGTGGGTCTATTAATCTTGCTGGTTGTAAAGTATGGTATCACTACTACGACACAAACGGGAATGTTGACGAATGTAGAAAAGATAATCCAGATATTATAAAATTACCAAATGATGTGCCTTTATCCAGACTTGATTTTAGCACGTTTAACGAACCTACGAAGACTCTTGTTAGGAAACTGTTCATTGGACACTCAAAGAGAGCCTTAGGACGTACTAGGGGTAAATTCGGGGGTGTTGTTGGACCACCAGAAGCACAATTAACAATGGATTACGATTCTTTAGTATCTGAAGGTAATGAAGACATCAAAGAATCATTGGAAAGACTTGATGAAAGACTTATGAGACTATCTTCTGAAAAGCAACTTGAAAGAGGTGCTAATGAAGCTGAAAATCTAAACAAGTTTCTTAAATATAAACCTTTAGGATTCTTTATAAAATAAAAAAAGGAGAGCATTAAATCGCTCTCCTTTTTTGTTATTAGTTATTCTTAGAAGTTGAATCCATCATCTTCTTTGGGTTGACTATGTTTATCTTCAATTGCTATGGCTTCATCACTACCCATTCCATCACAATGTTCACAACCACCACAATTACCAACCCTACAGACCTCAATCTCTTCTTCTACTGTAGATGGGATACCAGTCTTTTCAAACATTCTACGTTGGTCATAATCACCCAATTCCTCTTCTGGTGATTTTTCAATTGGTTTTTCTTCACGTTCCAATAGTGGCCATATCTCAAGGACACCTACTTGGTTATCCTTCGTAGACCCAGTAGAGCCATATAAGAATTCTTCTTGTGATTTGTAATCAAGCCACTGTTCGTATCTATCATCATCAGAACCATTCCCAGAAGTGTTATAATACTGTGCTCTTTCATTAGCAACAGTTTCATATTTCCAGATATCATCGAATGGGCAAAGTATCTCATCCCACTTCCTAGATTTAAGGTAATATGTGGCAGTTTTCTCATCAAGATATAACTCTGTGATTATCTCAATCATCTTAGGTAATACACCATAAATTGTTATATCAGACAAGTCCTTAACCTCAAGTGTTTGGAATATAGCATCAAGTCTATCTTTTTCTTCTTGAATACCATCGATTCTAGCAAGTCTTAACCTTTCTTCATACTCAAGAACAATTTTATCCCATTCTTCTTGTTCCATGAAATTAGGTAACTTATTAACTGAAGTCCAGAATCTAATTTCTTTATCTTCCATTGTCATAAGGTCCTCGAAGCTATCTTGGTCTTCATCATTATATGGGTGACCAGCCATCAACTCACATTGTTTTTCTGTGAATTCTTTTCTTTGCTCTAACACCATTCTAGTTTTATCGGTATCTTCATCTTTAATCTTAACGACTTCAATCAAGATATTGTCAAATGTTTTGAATTTACCTTTATTGACACCCTTTAACACTTCCTCTTGACGTTCTCTAATATCTTTTGAGAAACAAACTAAAAGAGGTCTGATTCTTTTATTGAATGCGTTGATATATCTAGCAACATTATAATCATCGGTAGTCATATCTGGATTTTTCTCCATTTGCTCCCTAGAAATCATAGTGCAATTAAGTTCAATTGTCTTAGCCCCAGTTTCTTTATCGGTAACAGTCTTTAAGTCACCAGTAGATTTAGAATCACCAGTATTAACATAATAAATCACATCACCCAATGAAGCATTAACATTATTTTTAACAACCAACTCCATGTGGGCTTGTCTAGGATTACTATTCCCAGCTTTATTCTTACCCTTTACATGTCTCTTGTAAGCATCAACACTCTTTTTGACTTTACCCTTACTAGCAATTTTCATTAAAGGGATTTGATAATTGTAAATCTTATCAATATAATCATAATAATAGTTGATAAATGAATGACCATCACCATCTAACAACATCTTAATTCCATTATCTAGGAATTCCTCGATGTAGATAGGCATTTTATTCGATTTAACGGTATTTCCCACTAATTTGACCTTATCCCCTATTGCGTTAGCATAGTTCTTTCTAGCGAAGTTAATTGTGGATGAACAAACGTCATCTAAATCTAATCCCATACGACCTTCCATATAAGTTTCATTGAACTCAGCCAATACCGCATCAACACCAGTAAGTGTTTTACCAGCTTGACCCTCTGTTTTCCAATGGTCACCCTTAGCCACATATGTATAATCGTTAACAGAATCTGGTCTAGCAAAGTTGAAACCATCTGTATCACCCACAAGTGGTCTAAAACCATAATCACCTTTAAATACTTTAACCATAAGTCTAAGTGATTGTCTTCCCCTACATGTTGTTTCCTCAGCACAATCTGAATCACCCCAGTTAAATAAGTAAGGGGCACCATAGGCACCAAAGAATGAGTTAGCTAAAATTTTAAGTGGTAACTGTTTCTTATCGAAATCGGATGCCAATCTTTTATGGTGAGTAATCATTTCCTCAGCCTTAGCAATTCTTTCTGGTGTTAATTTTTCTCTATTCTCATCAAGCAACTTCTGAAGTTTCTTAGCCTCAGCCTTTTCGGCACCAGCTTTGAATTTAAACTCATCCCTTGTATCAACAATGTAAGTAAGTAAACCTTTCATTACACCAGATATATCTAAGTCTGGGAAAATATCCCAAGTTAATTGAGTCTTTGGATATAGTGCAGCATAATCAAATTTATCTACATTCTTTGCATAACCAACTTCTAATAATCTAGAAAGACCACCAGTAAAATCTCTTTTCTTTTCTGTTGCTGGAACACCAAGACCCTTTTCATATGACCATGCAGCCATGATGAGTTTCCATTGTCCAGCTGTACCCATTGTAGATGAACGCACATAAGATGTTGGTAATAGTTTACCGACTAGGAATGCTGCTTGATTGTAGATACCATCTACTTGCTCTGTTTCCCAAAGGTCATCTAATAGATAACGTTGTACTATGTAATCACCCTTAACCACACTATAACCAGCGAGATTAAGTATTTGTTCTTTAGTTTTATCTGTTAAGATACCCTTCTCTTCAGTCAAATCATCTACAAGGCCGTAAGTACCGTCTTCATCATTGAACCAATAGTCTCTGTCATCAGCCCATGTAGAGTGAATTTTATCACCTTCCACATAAACTCTATTCGCCTTAGCAACTTCAGAGAATTTTGTAATGTACTTTAATGACCAAGATTTAATACTAGAGTTAATCGCCATTGTTTTACGAACGGTATGTGAGATATCTAAGATATTAATTCCCCACATCATTGTTTGGTCAAATTCAAGTGTTTCTGAACCCACTTTAAGTCTAGATGGTTTTCTTCTAAACTTAGATTCTGGATTAAGTGTTCTAGCTATTTCGGTAATATCAATTCCAAGTCTTTCACACCTTCTTTCTAAGTAAGGCCAATCAAAGAACTCAGAATTATAAGCTGTGATAATATCTGGTTTCATTTCATAGATAATATCAAAAAACCTTGCTATTTGAATACGTTCCGAATCTCGTAGTTCTTGTGGTGTATCACCTTTAATCTCAAGAATCTCTTCATAACCTCTATTATCTCTAATACCTATTTGGAATATTGGGTCGGTTGAAGCTGTAAGTCCCATTGTTTCAAGGTCAAACTGCATTCTATGGACATCATTGTAATCGTCCATACCCTTAAATAATCTCTTACCTGTTGCTATTAAAAATTGTTCCGCTGGTGGGAATGAAACGAAAAGACTCCTAACCTCTATTTCGTTATCAGTATCAAGTGTTTCTGTAATAATTCTCTGACTATATAAATCTACTTTATCTTTATCGTCTTTTTTCATGTGTGCGAATGCATCACGAGTAAATGAAATAATATCAGAATAAGAACCATTTGAGGTAATCATATATTTGAAGCCCTCATCCATTCTCTTTGGTATGTTTCCATCACCATCGGAAATACGTAATTCTTTAATCTTTAAACCGTATTTTTTAAGACCGTTTTTAATTGAACTTCGATTACCCTTAAACATGTATTTAGAAGCTTCATGTTTCATCCACATGAATGGCTTGTAAGTATGTGTTTCAATGCGTTTACCCGTTTCTGGGTCGTTGATAATTAACTGTGCCTCATTCCTATGGTATGGAGCCTCAATCGCTACAATATATTTTTGTGGGTCTCTACCCTCAAGAAACTGTTCAATTTCTTCGAATGTTACGCTTTCTTTTGCCATTAAAAAATCTTCAATTTATATTAATCTAATTTAGATTAACAAAATAACTAATAATTTATGACAATTTCAACCTATTCGTGATTTATTTCCTAATTGAACCTTCTAATACATGAATGTAAAGTTCCTCTCTGATGGGAACTATAAGGGTTCCAGAACCATCTAAGAAGTCTATTGTAAATTTACCAACATAACTTCCAGCCTTGTCGGTTTCTTTTTCTGTGAATTGATATGCAACATAATATTGTTCCTCATCACAATCATTATTACCCTCACATGTCTTACAAAGACAAACAGCTGGCTTACAACCAATTTTTTTAATGCCAGTGTCAATATCAGTCATTGTAAATGTAATGTCTGCATTTTGAACCTTTTCATGAAATTTTTTATAGTCGTTTCTACCATCTTGAATTAACTCCAAAATGACCATCGGTAATGTAGCACCCTTATTTATATAAAAATTCATGTTGTGTTATTAATTATTGTACTATGTCAATAGTTCCAGCGGTGTACGTTAACTCTAAATAGTCTCTAAGGTAAACATGCACTTGGGTTGGTGTTAGTGCGCTATAAGCAGCACCGTCTAATTCTTCTACATATCCCAGTGCTGGTAATTCAGATGGGTAGTATTTACTATCCCCATTATCATAAGCTGCTTGGTCTTTATAAAAATCCATATTACAGTGTAATTCAGTACCATCCTTTGGAAAGATAGTTGCGAATTTTACGATTGTACCAGAGGCCACTGTGAAGCCTTCTCTTGTGATAATTTCTTGATTAATCCTTAATGCCATTTTGTTTCTTTTTATATAAATATAAGTCTAAGTTAGTTAATGTAAATATTATTGATAATTATTATCCAGTACCACTTCTTACGCTTGTAGAGAACCAATAACTCTCCATCTAGCAGATGTAGCATCATAAATAAGTGTAACACTTCCCTTTGGTACTATGGTTATAGGTTGACCAATAAGTATAATTCTATTAGCGGCAGTAGAATTTGCATCTTCGTTTTGTAAAACGATTGCGTTAGCTGCTGCAATATTAACTATCGTAATTCTTCTACCATCCACCCCACCAGCTATACCTGTTAGGTTGTAATTACCATTTGTATCCATTCTAATAAAATCAGCCTCTGGTATTACCCAATCATTTGTATTTCCAGTTAATTGTGCTGGGCTACTACCCCTAGTTGCGAATGAACCATTAATATCTACAGTGGTATTTGGAGTTGCCGTACCGAATCCAGAATTCTCATTAACACCTTCAACCACAAGACCATAAACAGTACTTCCAGCACCAACTGCACTTCCATCTTCAATAAATAATCCATAACCAGTCGCCCCAGTTACACTACCATTTAATGAAATTCTACCATGAAGTGCGTAGTTTGTTGCATCATTAGCATTCATTCCAGCTACCCCTCTGACTGCATACCCAGTTGTGGTTACACCATCAGTACCAGTATTAACAGTTCCAAAGACACCATGTTTTACCACTGTGTTTGGAGATGAGTCTGCTCCAAATACACCAGCATTTGTACCAGTACCTCCCGCAAATACTTGTTGACCATTTATTGCAATATTGTCTCTTGAACCATTACCAGTTCTGGCATAGACCGCATAATTATCTCTTCCGTTTGCACCAATTGAGTTTGCATAAACTGCTCTTGCAGTACCAGTAGCATTATTTGTTGCAATAGTTGCTTGAACTCCGAATACATCAGTATTTGTCGCTGATGTGTTTATTAAAACACCGTTTTGAGCTGTATTTGAACCAAATACAGCAATATAATTTCTTGTTTCGTTTGTTGCATCAACATATAATTTAGATGTTGATTGACCAGCAATACCAATACCTATACTATCAGTAGCTGCGTTTGTCTTAAATAAACTAGTATCAGTGTCCCCATATATTGAAAAGTTAGCGGTGGGTATGGCATTCGCATTAAAGAATACAGAACCATCATCAAGCATGTTAAGTAAATCATTACCACTTGAGTTTTCCACAAGGAATATA